CCTCCTTCACCAGCGGATCCTCTGGCGTCAGCACGCGGCCCTCGGCCTCGGTCTGTCTCTTCAGGATCTGCATCCTGTCGACCATCTGCTCACGCACATGAAGGTACGTGGCCTTGTAGACGCGAGCGAGCCTGAGTATCGGAATGTCTGCCGCGTCTGTCCCGGTTCGCGCGGCCTCCTCCGCCACTCCCGCGCTCAGCCGCGCGCGGGCCTCCGGCGTCAGCGCCACCCAAGCTGCCGATCCGTTGTGCCCATGCGCCCACAGGGATGCCAGCCCGGGACGCCCGAGCATGAAGATGTCCTGCTGGCTGAAGGCCGAATCGTTCGGGTGGTTGTGATGCACCACGATGCGCTGGTTGGGGTCCTTCAGCCGCTCGACGAGGGTATCACTCAGCGATACCGACCCGCTGTCGCCGTGCCCGTACGCAACGACCTTGCCCTCGGCATCGATGGCCACGAGGTGCTCGACGCCCGTGGCGCGCCCGCGCTCGACGATGCGCAGCTGAGCCTGCTGCCCGAGCGGGACATTTGGGTCGAGTTCCAAATGTCCGAGATCGATGTAGCCGCCGGCCTTGGCGACCTTGCGATCGAGCGCCTTGATCTTGCGCTCGGTCGGCTCCCGCTTCGGCGGGGCAGGCAAGAAGAAGTCCAGCTGGTCCTCGCCGAGCTGATCGAGGCGCCCGAGCGAGAACATCGGGACATTCCGCGCTTCCTGTGCGGCCTCGATCTCCAGCGCCACCAGCGGGTGTGCGCGCGCCATCTCGGCATACTCGGGGTGCGCTTCCACGGTCGTGCGCCAGCCGACGAAGTGCTGCGGCACGTGATAGTCCGGAACCTCGGTGGTGTCGTAGAAGCCCCACAGCGACTCGGCGATGCGCGGGTCACGCTCTCCCGCCATGCGCAGCATCTCCCCGGCCTTGATCGGATCGCCGCGCAGCATCGAGGCGAAGCTTGCGCGCATCAGATCCTCGCGCGCCTGCGGTGGCAGGTCGAGCACCTGATCGATCAGGTTGCCCGGCGCCTGCCGGATCAGCCCGTAGTCGCCGCGCGACATCCCGGACATGGGATCTTCCGGACCAAACGGATAGGACGGGCGGCCGCGGTATCCGCGATAGAGGTCCGCACCGAGGCCGCCGCCGATGTGCAGGCCCGCGAACATGCCGGCGCCGAGCACCAGCGAGTGCATCGCATGCGTCATTGTGTAGTCGCGGCCTTCCTGCGTCGCCGCGTACCAGTCGAACGGAACGAACGGTGCCGTGAAGACAGCGCCCTGGAAGCCGCCGATGCCCGCCCTGGTGACCGCGCGCGAGAACATGCTCTCGCCGGCCTCGGCCATCAGCTTGGCGTAGCGCAGCTCACCCACCACCGGGATGAAGGCGGACGCGATGTTGAGCGGATCGATCGCCCCGACCAGGAACGATGTGCCGAGCGATGCGGCACTGGAGATGAAGCCGCTCGGCCCGCGCGAGATTACATCATCCAGCTCGGCACGGTGCTTCGCTCGCTCGATCATGATCTCCAGCGCGCGCTCGCGGATCGCTGGTGCATCGCCAAGCTTGAGCATCTTCTCAAGCCCGGCCTCGCGCACGCGGTTCTTGGCCTCCTCCATCGGGATCTCGGCCGACAGCGGCTTGCGGCGCTCGCCTGTGCCGAACGTTTCCTCGCCGAGCCGCAACGCCGCCTGCGCGGCACCGAACAGCGGCTTGAACGCCGTCGGGAATGATTGCTCAAGCGTTTGCAGCGTGGTCTCGACCGGCGGCTTCTCACCCTTGGCGCGCGCCAGCTCGTCGACCCCCACCGCCTTGACCGATGGCCATTCCTCGAACCCGGCCTGCGCGGACGCGCCCAGCATCTCGCCCCAGCCGGTCTTCAGCTTGGAGTAGTCCGGAAGCTCGGGATCGAGGTTTGCTTCGCCTGTATAGATCGGCATCAGAGCCTCGGTGGGACTTGCACAAGATCAGCACCGCGCGCAGCAGCCGGCGGCGTCACGGGAGCGGGTGCCGGAGCCGGAGCCGGCCGAGCTGGCGCAGCTGGAGCTGCGACAGGATTGAACCCGCCGTAGGTCATGGCCTCGCGACCGAGGCGGTCGAGCGTCGTCCACGGGATCACGATCGGCCTGTTGTCACGACCGCGCACCGCGAACTTCGTCTCCGGATTGGCGAGCATCAGGCCGTCTTCCTTGGGAGACGTCACCCAGACGCCGTCACGGGCGAGCGCGCGGTATGCGCTGGCCATCCAGGCGGTCGTGCTGCCGACCGGATCGCCGCGCATGCGCCATTGCGGCACGTTGCCGGGTGGCATGGCACCGAACTCCTGGATCCGGCTCTTGGCCGCGATCGCGCCGGCAACGACGTTGTCGGGGTCGACATGCTGGCTCTTGGGGATGCGGAACGTCTCGCGGAACTCGTAGGCATGCCCGATCAGCCCGGCGACCGCCTTCTTGGCCGCGGTATCAGCATCGTCGCCGTCGCGCACGTAGATCGCTGCGAGGCGCGTCGCCATCGACTGATAGTCCTTGAATGTCTGATCGGCCCCGCTGGTGGCCATCATCGAGCGCGCCAGCGGCTGCAGCTGCTCGGTCACCTTCGTGGTGATGGTCTTCGCCTTCTCGGTCGTCTGCTCGCCGAGCAGATCCTTCTCTTTCAGGTGCAGGCTGTTGATCAGCATCACCGCGGCCGAGTCGGTCACGCCGGCCCCGAGCACGCGCATGAGCGACGACGTCGATGGATTGGCTGCAATCTGCCGGTAGACATCCGGCCAGCGATCGCCCCAGAACTGTGCCTCCGCTGCAATCCCGCGCGCGACCGCGAGCGCGCCACCTTCCACGCTCGTCGGCTTGCTGAGCGTTGCCACCAGATTGTCGACGTACTTGCGCGGCAGCACCGTGCGCTTGGTCTCCGGCACGCCGAGGCGCTCTTGCTCGGCGAGCGTGATCGCGGCGAAGGCCTCCGCAGCTTGGCGCTTCTCGACGATCGACAGGTTCGGATCCTTGCGCGACTGCTCCACGTCCTGCCATGCGGTGACGACCACCGGCACCCGCTGAAGCGCGAACGCCGCAGGATCCTTGTCGCGCTGTACCACGGCAGCATCGAGCATCGTGGTGAGCTTCTTGTAGCGGTCGGCCTTCTTGTCGAAGTGCTCTTCGCCCTCCTTCGGCCGCCAGCGGTCCAGGAAGGCACGCACTTCCTCGCCCTGCGGATTGAGCCCCGAGACGTCCTTCAGCTCGGCGGCGAGCTGCAGCTGCTCCTGGTACTGCAGGAAGCCGCGCTTGCCGTCTTCGAGACCGTAGCGATTGGTGAACTCGTCCTCGGTAAGCGGCTTCTGCGCCTTGCCGTAGGTCATCGCCTCGGCGACCGAGCTGGCCTCGCGCTGCTTGAATATCGACTCGGCCGCGGCGCTCGATTGCTGAAACAATGAGTAGCGGTGCGCTACTGCAGCCAGCACCTTGTCCTGGAAGCCGGCATCCATGCCCTCGGTCATCCGCGCGGCCCGGCGGAACGCAACATCCCTGCTGATCATTCCCTGCGTTGGGTTGATGTCGGCGCGGCCGAACCAGGAGGCCTCGACTGCACGGCGATTCACCAGCCCCTCCAGCTCGGTGCCGCCGGCCCCGGTGTACTGCAGGAACCGCTGCTTGGCGCCCTCCAGATCGCCAGCCTTCAGCCTGTCGCCGAGGCCTGACCCCATCCAGGTGCTGCCGGTGTTGTAGGTCAGCGAGATCAGCGCCGCGCGCGTGCCGGGGGCAAGCGTGAGACCATTATCGGACGCAAACTTGTCGACCTGCTTGGCCTTGCTCGTGATCTCTTCGCGGAAGCGCTTCTCGGCCTCTTCCGGAGTTATCACCTCCCCCGGGTGCTTGGCCTTGGTGCCCCAGCCGATCGAGTCCTGCGGACCATCGCCATAGGCTCTCGACTTGTAGCCCTCGAAGCCCTTGATCGCGCCGATGAAATTTCCAGGCATATCGGCGATCGGCGCGTGCAGTGCAAACCCCGGCGCCGCGCGATCGCGCCACTCGTCGACCGCCTGCCGCTCCGCCGGAGCGCGCAGCTTGTTGAGCACATGCAGCCGGCTCGCAGGATCCATCTGGTCGCCGTACTTCTTGAGCAGATCGACGGCCTTCTGCAGACCATCGCCCGGCTGATCGGCAACCGACTCGATGATCTGGCGCAGCGCCGTGCCGCGGTTCTTGCGCACTGCCGCCTGCATCTCCTCGTCAGCGTAGCCGCGCTGCTTGTAGAGCATTGCCACGCGATCGTCGGACAGCTTGAGGAACCGCTCCATCTCCGATGGATTATCGACCGCGAGCACGGCCTGGGCCGCGAACTCATTCGCCGCATCGGTGTTGGACTTGGTGTGCCAGGACTTGAACTGTTGCGATGCGTAGTTCTCGCCGTAGCGCTGGTAGCTGTTGGCCGAGTAGCGCATCAGCTTGGCGAGCATGACGCGCGCCTGATCGTTCGGCGCGCCCTCGACAGTCTTGCTGTAGATGTCCTCGACCTGCGCCTGGAACGTCGGCAGCGCGTCGTGCGCGGCACGGCCTTCGAGCTTGCTGTAGTCGCCCCACGCCTGCGCGAGCTTCTTCATGCCCTCGGTCGAGGTGTCATTGGCGTAAAGCTCGTTGGTGTAGTTCGCCTTCTTCAGCGCGACCTGCGACCACTCCTCGCCGGCTTTCTCGAGTTTCTGCCCGGCCTCACGCATGACGGTGGCTTCGTGGCCACCGAACGCGCCGGCCGTTGCAGCAGACGGATCGAGATACTTCGGCGACGGCTTCTCCGGCGCCACTTCGGGGATCGGTGAGAACGGCGTGGCCATACGGTCAGCCTAGATCTGCATATGCGCCGGTCCCCAGCGCAGTCGGGTTGCCGCCGAGCGTCCGCCCCCCGCCCGCGCCCTGCATGCCCCAGGTCGCGCCGCGCGCCAGGATCGAGGAGGCGCCGCTGAGCAGCGAGGTCTCCAGTGCGGTCTCGCCTGCCTTCTTCGCGCTCGCAGCCTCGGCGTCGAGCAGCTTGGCCTTCTGTTCCTCGCTCCATTCGGTCGTGCGCAAGCCGTAGGCCTCGCGCGCGGCATTGCTGCCGATCGTCAGCTCATCGAGCATGCCAAGCGTGGTGGTGGCGCTGCGCACCTTGCCGGCAGTCTCGCCGCCGACGTCTATACCCGATGCTGCCTGCGATGCGACCTGCGCGCCAACCGTCGCCCGCGTCTTCAGGCCTTGCGTGGTCTTGAGCACCTCGCCGCGGTCTTCCGCCCACTTGGCGCTCTGCTCGGCGATCTCGGCGTTGTAGCGCGCGACCTGCGCCTGATATTGCTTGGACGCGGCCTGCGCCTCGTACTGCTGCTGCTGGCCCATCCCGCCCATGATCGAGCCGGCCGCGGAGGCAGCCATGCTGCCAACCATCATCATTGAGACCGGGTCGAACCCTATGACAGCCTCCCCTTATCTCTCCATCCAGAAGCGATGGAACAGCGATCCCTGCGGCCCGACTGGCTTGGGAGGGTCGATGGTGAAGCCGAGGAATAGCAGAAACTTGATCGAACGGCGATAGAAGGCTGCCACGCCTGGATTGTTCTCCAGCCGGGGGTACATCGCCAGCATGCGGTCGATCTCGTCCTCGGCCCACTTCACGAAGGTCACCGGCACCTTCTCCACCAGCGGCGTCGTGATCAGCCAGGGCTCGGCCGTGCCGTTGAGCACGACGCCGCCGAGGCCCCAGATCGCGGCGGGCTCGCCATCGACCAGCAGCGTGCGGCTGATGATCGCGTTGAAGAAGCTCCTGCGCAGCGCCAGCCGCGGCATGATCCCGCAGCAGGTCGCCTCCAGCGCGTCCTCCGGCCGCATGCCGACGCCGATGTGGCGCACATGCGCGTGCTCGGCCGGCACCACCTCGCACAGCCTACCCATTGCTATCTCCCACGACCACCTCTGGGATGAACGCAACCACTTCGGCCGGCAGCGGATAACTCTGCTCGACCGCGACCTGACCGGGCTTCTCCCAGGTGCCGCCGACGTTGATGTACTGGTCGCCCGTGAACAGCGGGATTGCCTCGCCCGCGCTGATCAGCGCGCCGCGCTGCTTGATCTCGACCACGTTGATCCATTGCACCGGGGCGTAATTCGGCTGCGTCGAGACGTCGGCTTGGTTGACCCCGACCTTGAGCCCGCGGCTGTTGCGCACGCGCACGGTGCAGGAGTTGATCAGCTTGCGCTTGCCCTGCACGGTGCCCTCGCCGGGGATGTTGCTGTAGAGCGACTGCAGCTGCGCAGTGAAGCCCAGGCCGATCAGGATCTGGCTCGCGGCCACGTCGAGCGTGACCTGCCCGTTGGTCACGGCGCGTGACGTCACCACGCTACCGTCGGCCAGGATCGACACGGTCTTGCCTTCCAGGTGGTCGAGCCCACGCACGATCGTGGTCGTCGCCGCCATCGTCCACCCGCCGGCAGGTACCGGCAGCGGCATCTCGTCCGGGTCGTTCGGGATCGTGAAGGCGATGTCGTCGGTGATGTTGCAGGTCACCTGGGTCGGCGAGACGAACGCCGCCACTACGGCCTTGCCGCCGCCCGCGCGGATGATCTTGCCGACATCGGCTGCCGTGAATACGCCGTCTGATGCGACGAACGCGACGGCGCTGCCGCTGACCGCAGCGATCGTCAGCTCAGCTGCCGGCGCGTCCTGTCCGTAGGCGAGCCCCGCATCGACGCACCACGTCTCCTCGACGGCCTGCCAGATGCGATCGTCCATGCGCTCGATGAAGTACCGCCACGCACCGTTCACGTAGCGCTTGACCACGAGGTAGGTCGCATCGACCGGCGGCTCGGAAACCGCGCAGACGCTCTTGATGACGCCGTTGGTATCGTGTCGTGCCCAGGCAACGATCTCCTGTTCCTTGAGGTAGGTGAGACTGAGCATCGTGCCGTCGTTGCGGACGTGCCAGATGATCTTGTAGGGCTCCTCGGCGTAGGCCCACTGCTTGATCTGGAAGCCGTCGAACAGATGGTTCGACAGGATGGTGAGGTCGACGCCCGTGTAGATGTTGGCGACGAAGTTGTAGGTGATGTCGCGGATGATCGATCCCTTAGCCTGCACATAGAGAATGTGCTCGTTGATCGGGATCGGCGGCACCGTGGCCGAGCAGCCGTTGTGGGCCTGGGCATTGGCCTGCTGCGAGGTTGGTGTGATCGGCGCATTGTTGGCGCCGCCCGCGATCTGCCAGACGTCGAGCCCGGTGAAACACACGAGACCGCCCGGCATCGGCTGCATGAATTGGATGCCATTGACCTGCTGCGCCCACGGATTGCCCTCAATCGCGTCGGAGGCGATCGGCAGATCCGACGAGTCGAAGTTGATGAACGAGCCGGGCTGGCTCATGTGATATGTGTCGGGCTCGTTGAGCGAGGCGGCATAGACCCGGCGCTGCTGGAAGTAGGCGGGGCATCCTGGATAGGTGCCGGTGCGCGGGCCGATCGTCGCCGTTGCCGTGGCGCCAGCGCCGGCTCCCGCGATCACTACCGTGTCGCCGGTCGTGTAGTTCTCGCCGCCGCTCTCGACGATCACCGCGACCACTGCGCCGGCAATCACGATCGGGGTCAGCACCGCTCCGGTGCCGCCGCTGGCGCTGGTGATCGAGACCGTGGTGGTGGCCTGCGCATAGCCGGCGCCGCCGGCCGTCATCGTGATCTCCAGCACCTCGCCACGCGCGAACGGATTGATGTGCCGCGGCGGGATCAGCGTGAGATCCGGCGTGCCGAAGTTGTCGACGAACTGGGTGCCGAAGGATGAGCCGACGTAGCCGAACAGCGAACCGATCGGGATCGATGCGGTGCCGGCGAACCCGGGCGGCGCCTTGTAGATGTTGTACATGCGGGCGCGCACGACCGCGCTCCAGGTCAAGGTGAGCTGTGCCACGAAGGCAGAGGATTGCCCGGCGGAAGCAACCGAGGCCGGCACCGATGCGACGCTCTCGTCTCCGGTGTCGCGATCGATCGCCGTCACCACCATCTTGTAGCCGGTGCCGCCGGCCGTGCTGGTCGTCAGCACCGGATTGGCCGGCGCTGCGATCGAGGCAGCGAACGTCGTCTGCGTCAGCGTCCAGTTGTTGTCGGCGAAGCGCGCGAGGTCGTACGGCGGGTACTCGGTCTGCGTGACGATGTTCACGCAGGTCAGAGACATCACGTCCGCGCTCTGCGTGAATTTCAGGTAATCGAGATCCGCCGCAGCGTACGGCGTGGTCAGCGTGTAGACGCGCGCTGCCGTGCCACCCGAGGTGTAGGCGCCATAGGCCAGCGAATTGACCGCGAGCCCGAGCACCGTGTTGAGCGTGAAGGTATCCGGCGTGACGTTGTCGATCAGGTACATCCGGCCGTTCAGCTCGGTGATGCCGCCGAGCCCGGTCAGGAACACCATGTCGCCGTTCGACCAGCCGTGCGACGGGACCGTGATCGCCCCCGGATTGCCGTTGCTCGCTCCGGTGACGGCCTTGGTCGCCTCGGTCACGTAGGCACCACGCACGATCACGCGCATGTAGCGCTCGCCGAACTCCAGCACGATGCCTTGCGTGACGCTGAAGTGAAACGGAACGATGCGCGGAGGATAGGAGGTGCCGGGCTGCTTGCTGATGCCGACCCACTTGGTGCCGCCGCGGCTCATGGCGCCGCCGCGGTAGTTGACTACGAAGTTACGCAGCGTGCCGCAGCCGGCGGCCCACTTCGCGAGGTCGACCCTCCCCCATAGGGAGGGGGAGATCTCCCCCGACCCGAACGAAGTCTGGATGACATCGGTGCCCATCGGCCCTCAATAAAAAGGCGCCCCCGTCGCCAGGGGCGCCTCAGTCTTATCACGTCATCCCGCCTTCTGCGCGCGGTATGCTGCCATCCTGGCCCGCGTGCGGTCCTTGAGCGTGGCGTACTTCGTCTCGTCGATCAGGATCGGCGCCTTGGTCTTCGCGGGAGCTGGCGGCAGCGGCGCCTCTACGCTGGCGAGGTGCTTGGCGAGCCGCCCGATACGGCGACGCTCGGCCTGGATCGTATCGGTGAGCCGGGCGACCCGGACCAGGAGCTTCTCCCGGCGCGTCATCAGCTTCTCGATCGAGGACAGCGAGCCGTCCATCCGGCGTTCGCGCAGCGAGGCCAGTGCTTGAGACGCAGTTGCGTTCGTGGTAGCCATGTTTTGATCTCCAACTTGTCAAACAGCGTTGCCGGGTGTTCCTGCACCCGGTGACGCTATTATACCACAGTTGGAAATCGACCTTCGCAGAAACGGCCATTTTACGGGCACTTCCGAGCGATTTCATCAATCGGCTCAATGTAACAAAAAGTGATCCGAGCTGCTTTTCAGAACATCGCGCCGCCCGGGAAGCCGAGCGCGTCCCAGCCCACGTAGTAGCCCGATGCCGGCCACATGCCGCCACCCCCGCGCGCGCGGATCCAGGAGGCGTCCATGTTCTGTGAGGTGAGGCCTTCGTTGCCGTCGGCCACCCGCGCCATCGCGATGATGCCCTTGGCCGCCTCGGCGGTATCGCGGAACAGCGCCTGATTGCGCGTCAGCGCATTGACGAACCACGTCCCGAGGAACGAGGTCGCGGCGCCGAGGAACTGTGGATCCCACAGGTTCGGATCCGCGGTGTAGTCCTTGGTGTAGACGAGCTGCGCCTGCTGCTTGTCGGTCAGGATCACGCGCACGGTGTTGCCGTCGGCATCGAGGTCGGTCGCCACCACGAACGGCGGAGGCGGCGATGCCCACAGCGGTTGGAACGCCGTGGCCGGTGCGGTGGTGAGCGGAATCGCCGGGCCCGAGTTGCTGTAGATCGGCACGATGTAGCGTGCCTTGAGACAGTCGTTCGGGTAGGCGAACTCGTACAGCCACGGCAGCGGCGGCTGATCGAGCGTGTCTCCGGTCGGGTTCTCCGGCGTTCCGACTGCCGCCTTGAGCAGCGTCAGCGCCGCCTGGAAGCGCGTGCAGTTCCAGTGCGCGGAGCGATGCAGCGCCTGGATCTTCGGCGTGTAGAAGAGGGCAGCCACGTTGGCTTCGTTGCTGCCCTCGCTGAAGCTACTGATCGAGGCCTGTGCGCCGATCTCGGCCAGCGCAATGTTGACCACTTCTACAGGACTCGACAACGGCCCCTCCTTCAGCGCCCATCGTTACTTGATCGGCGCAGGCGGCGGCGCAGGCGGAAGCGGCTCCAGCGGCGGAAGCGGCTCCAGCGGCGCCGGCATGTCCGGGATGCCGGAGACCTTGTCGGGCACATAGCTGGCGGCGACCGGGTCAGTGACCACCGGGTCAGGGATCACCACGTTGCCGTCGGCATCGACCTCGACCTTGGTGGCGAGCGGCCTGTTGCTGTAGCCGGTCTCCGACTCATGGTCGATAACCGACTCTTCCGGCAACGGCACATCATCCGGCCAGTCGACGACGCCACCGGCTTTCATGTACTCGCCGTTGCAGAACGCATCACGCTTGAGAATTACTTTCACGGTTCACCTCCTACGCGGCCTCTTCAGCTCCCGATGAATTATAACGCTTGAAGGCGCCCGCGCGTTGCGGAGGCGCCTCGGCTTCCTCGTGCTCGGTCGACATCTGCTGGATCTGCAGCTCGACCCGACAGCAGCGCTCGGTCGTGCCATCGGCGCAGGTTCGCTCGTTCTGCGACACCGAGGTGACCTTGGCCATCGCCATGAAATGCAATGTCGCCCCGATCGGCGGCAGCTCCTCGTCGAGGCCGAGTTTCTCCAGCTCCTCCTCGGTCAGCGAGATGCAGAGGCCGTACGGATAGGTAGGCTGGCAGGAGGCGACGAGCATCGCCTTCTCGCCCTCGGCCGCCTCTGTCGCGGCGGTGTCCAGCTTCATGTCGACCATCGATGGCATCATCATCACGAGGCATCCTTCTCGTCACGCTTCTCGTTGGAGCCCTTCGCCGTCGGCGCGGGCTCGCCGCCGACGCTGATCTCTTTCTGATGCCGCATGTAGATGTCGGCGTAGGTTGCGCGGTGGCGCTTGAACATGTCCGCCATCTCGCGCTCGTGCAGACCGTGCAGGTCGGCGATCTCGCGGGTGTGGCGGCCGTAGATTGCGTTCTCGCCCGGCTCCGGACCAGCCGTCGGGCTGCCCTCGTCCGGCTTCGGCGCCGTAACCGATACGCTGCTCTTGGCGTTCGAGGCGTGCTTGTAGCGATCAGTCGATGCCATCAGTGCTTCCCCTTGCTCTGCTTGAGCGCCTGGAACTCGGCCCACTGCGCTTCGAACTCCTCGCAGGTCAGGTCCGGGCGCACACAGCGCGCGACGTCCCACCACTCTTCCTTGCTGAGTTCATCGAGGCGTTCCATCGTCGTTCTCGCGGTACACCACGAACCCCATAGCATCCTTCGGCTGCTTGCGCACGAGACCTGGGCTGAGCGGCCCCTCGTACGGGCAGCGCGCGGCCGTCTGCTGGCGCTTGACCTGCGGCCGGATCGGCCGCCCGCTCGGATGCCGGCGCATGTCGGGCCTCACGTTGCTCATCGCGGCGGCAACGGCATCGGCGGAGCCATGCCAGCGCCACCGGCCGGTGCGGGCACGGGAGCGCCTCCAGCGCCGGCCGGCGCGCCTGCAGCTGCTGATGCGGCAGCCGCTGCTTCCATTGCCGCCATCTCCTGGTCCGCCTTGGTCTGCTTGAAGCGCGAGGCGATGCGCTCCTTCTCGGAGCGGCGCTTCGGCTTGGACTTGGCCATGTCGGCCTCCTATTTGAACCGCTTCTCGGTTCGGGATTTCTTCGCCTGCTTGTTGGCCACCGCGATCGCCATGCCTTCGTCGCCGCTCGCCTTCAGCACGGCATTGGCCTGCGCGGCCGCCTTCTTCGACTGAGCCGGCGACAGGCTCTTGTTGTGCTTGGCGAACGACTTACCGGTCCACGGCATTGGCCTTGTCCCTCAGAACGATCATGCGTTGCAGCTCGCGCCTATTATGCAGCAGATCCCACGCCCATGGGTCATTTTTCAGGGTCGCCTCGATGTCGCGGATCACTTCTTCGGGCGGCAGGTACCGGATGAAGCTCGCGCTCGCGCGCGGCACTTCCTGCCGCAGCTGCCGGCTCAAGGGGAACAGCGAAGCAGCGCGCCGCAAGTCGACGAAGCGCACCGTAAGACCGTTCTCGGTGACGACCGGCTTGCCGCGCATATGGATGTAGCTCGCGTACGGCCACACCGTTCCGTAGGTCACGCCAGCGCCCAGCAAGAGCACCCGCAGCAAGAGCCCCCACCAAGGCAGGGACAGGCTGGTAGAGCGGGAAGCCCGTGACGCCAAGTGCGAGGAACGCCAGAAGGACAATGCGCTCCGGCACCAGGGGTCCAACAGCAAGGAAAGCCGTAAAGGCCAGGGCCAGGACGAGCCCCAGCGCGCCAAGCTCATAGAGGATCTCGAGGAAGTCATTGTGCGCGTGCCAGTGCCGCATGTTGGCCGCCTGCTGCCGCGGCGCGTGCGCAGGCGATGCTACCCAGAACGATCCGATGCCGCGCCCCTGCCACGTCAGACCCTCGACCGTGTCGAGCCAGACCCAGCTGCGGTGATGCAGGCTGGCGCTCGGCGAGGTCACGCTCGTGCTTCCTCGGCTGTGCAGGAAAGCATACTGCGAGGCCACCAGGATCGCCAGCGCAAGCGCCAGAGCAGCCAGCCGCGAGCGTGCCCAGAGCATGAGCACGCTCGCGGCCAGCGCCCCCAGCCACGCCCCGCGCGAGCCTGACAGGACGAGGCAGAGGAGGGGAGTCGGGAGCAGCCACCACATCCGGTGGAGAGCACCCCCCACGAGCGCGATGGCCGCAACCGATCCCAGCAGGTTGCTGTTTGCAAACAATCCTGCCGGTGATGAGCTGAATTGTTCGACCGGGGCATACCCCATGGCCTGGGCGATCGCGAAGCATGCCGACGGCACCAGCCCCAGCCCGAGCCCGGTATACACCGGGCGCAGGTCGCGCTGCTCGGCCCCGATCATGAAGGCGGCCGCGAACAGCAGGAGCCACCACAGCGCATTGAGGCCCTCGACCAGGACCGGGGTCCAGGCGAGGCTCGCCGTGGCCAGCGCCAGGAATGCAGCGCCGGCCACGTGGGCCGGCGTCACATGCGCGCGCGTCACCAGCAGCATGGCCGGCAGGCAGAACGACAGGATCGCCCAGCGTCCGGTGGTCGCGGGCTCCGGAAAGCCCGGAACGAACGCGACCGTGACCACGAAGGTCAGGACGCCGAGCGCCCAACTCATCGACCCAGACGCTCGACCGTGAAGGCGTTCACCACGATGTTCCCGGGCTTGGCCGCAGTGCCGGCCGAACCGGATGCGTCAGTGCCCGTGAACTTGATCACGATCGCCGAGCTGTCGGTCTCGGTGGCAACCGCCGCCGTTCCCGTGATCGGCGTCACATCGACCAGCATGTTGCCGTAGGTCTGCTGGATGTTGGCGGCCAGCCGGGTCACCATCAGCTCGCAGGAACCGTTCTTGTTGTTGGTCCCCAGAGCAGCCGACGAGATCGAGATATTGCCGAAGTAGCACTTGAACGTCTTGTTGCTCGCGGTCGACGACGCCGTGAACGAGGCCTTGATGCGCAGCGTCGTGCCGGTGTTGAGCGTATTCGCCGGCAGCGTATAGGTCGCGAGCGTGGTCTCGGCCGTCGTGCCGTTGGTGGTCGCTGTCGCCGTGAGCGAGGTGAGTAGACCAGCAGCGCGGCCGTAGCCCCACAGCGTGTTGCCCGACGTCTGGCTCGATACCGTGCCGGAGACGATCGCGTATTGCTCGTTGCCGGTGAGCACGGTGAGCACTTGCCCGCCCTGGCCGAGGGCGAGGCCCCCGAGCGCAACGCACAGCAGCGCGCCGGCAGTGACCCACCGCCGGCTCTTGTCGAATAGCCACTTGATCATTGCCTTGCCCTCCGCCAAAGCGCCGGTCAATTCCCGAGCGTCGGCGTCTCCACCGTATTACCCATGATGCGCTTGCGGGCAGAGGCGCCCTTGCGCGGCGGCGCCGGCACGGCCTTGACCGCGTCGGTGATCTTCTTGCGGGCGCCCTGCGAGTTGCCCATCAGCGGGATGTCGTCCACCTTCTGCGGCAGACGCACCGTGGTCTCCTCGGCCGGCAGGCCTTCGCGCTTGCGCATCAGCTCGCGCGCAAGCTTGGTGACCGCGGCCTGGAACTCCGCGAACGGAGGATCCACGTCGCCGTAGCGCGGGCGAATCATCATGGCGGCCTGGGCGATGTCCCCGAGCTGCGGCTGCTTGCCGCCCGGCATCGAGTTCAACCACGCCTCCATGCGCTTCTTCGCAGGCTCGTTGAGCGGCTCCATGGCTTCGTTGGGAATGCCCGTCCACTCGATGATCTCGTCGCCGCCTTCCGGGTCGTAGAACACGTCGTTGGGCCCGTAGAACGGCTTGATCAGCTTGTACTGGGGCATCTCCCCAACCCACTTCTGCCCCGCCTCGTCGAGCGCCACGCCGCCGTTCATGAGCGCCTGGATCTGGCGTTCCTGCTCGGCGAGCTTGGCTTTCAGTGCTGCATTCTCGGCAGCAACCTCTTCGGTGCGCGGATCGGTGATCGCCATGAAACATTCCTCGCGTTGTGAAGTGCGAAGCCGGCCTGCGGTGTCAGTCTCCACGCACCGCAGGCCGCCAGCTCACCTCCGTTGTCAGGTTACGCTGCGACCGTGAAGTTCGGTCCGTAGTACTCGTTCTCCTGGGTCTCCAGGGCGATGTAGGCATTGAGCGCACCAGCGGTCCACTGCCCGGTCGCGATGTCGTAGAGCAGCGACCAGAACCGCGGCAGTGCAGCACCCGGCGCCCGGCGCGGGACATCGAAGGCCGCGATCCGCGCATTGGCCGTGAGCAGCGACACTGCCATCGGGCCGGTCTCGATCGCGGTCGTCCAGGTGATGCCGGAGATCGTGCCGGTGCCGGGGTCGAGCCCGGTCTGGAACGCGATGTTGAGCGTTGCCGCATTGCCTGTGGTGAACAGCGTCGCGACGCTGACCCAGACACGCGGCTTCCCGATGCCGTTGCCGATGCCGAGATCCTCGCCGAACACCGAGGCACGGCCCCAGCTGAGGTTCGGCGTGGTCGAGTAGGTGGTCGCGGTCGTAGCGAGCGCGACGCCGGTCGCCAGATCGATGATCTGCGAGCGGGTGTCCGAGTCGGTGGTCATGGCCTGTGCCGACGAGAACACAAGGTTGTTATCGAGAATCATAACTAATCTCCTTTCCTCGGTTCTGTCGATCAGGTCACGCGCGACTCGGTGTCGAGTAGCACGTCGTTGATGCGGATCGGCACCCCGCGGAACTCGACGATCGGCTGGCCGGCGTATTCGGTCGGCTTGAGCAGAACGTTGCGATCGCGGATCGCCTGGATGTCCATGTATTCCCGCACCGAGCGATTGACGTAGATCGCCGGATTGATGCCGGGCGCGACCTCACCGGGCGCGTCGGTCTTGGTGATGCCCGAGACCCGCTTGTTGAGGGTCGGGAACCGCACGACCGCCTTCGACAGGATGGCGAAGATGTCGGGCGGGGTCGTGCCGGCGAGGCCGGCGGTGGTGGTGTCGAAGTTTGCGCAGCGAACCACGTAGCGCCAGTCCTTGACGCACAGGCCGGCCACCCACTTGAAGTAGGAGGTGTAGGCCTCGAAGCGGCGCGACGAGCTGTCGTAGCCCGGCACCACGTCACCCTTGTCCTCGTAGACAAGGCCTGCCTTGGAGCCCTTCGGGAACAGCCCGAAGCAGGTCCGCTCGCCCCAGCCGATCAGCCAGATCGAGGCGTTCGATGAGCCGGTGCCGCCGGCATCGAGAACGTTGTAGGCGTTCTGTGCCGTGGTCGTGCAGACCGTGTTGAAGCGAGGCGCGAAGCCGGTGAAACGCTGCGGGTTCACGAAGGTGTTGCCGTAGAAGATGTTGGTCGCCATCTGCTGCGACAGCCCTTCGAGGTGGGCGTCATCTTCCGAGAGCCGGAACGCCTTCACGTCGCCGTTCAGCTCGGCGAGCGCGCGGTCGATCTGGCTGTAGGCTTCCAGCATGCCAACGCCCTCCTGGATCTGGGCGGTGGTCGACTTGGTGTACTCAACACCTTGGTAGAGCATGCGCCACGTGCCCTGCGGGAGCCCGGTGCGGATGGTGTCCTTGTGGCCAGTCGGCAGGTTGCCCTCACGCCAGAGCATGTCGTCGTAGATTTCATTGCACTGCGAGAGGACTTCAGCGATGTCGTCGATACCGCCTTGCGGGTCGACGCGCTTGCCCCAATCGGCAAGCGTGACGAACGCATTCGCCATTTCTTACTTTCTGATCCGGCCGCCCCGAGCTAGCCAGAGGCAGGCGTCGCTGCTCCATTGCCGCCTCTGTAGCGGCGTTCAGCACGCGACATCTGCTGCGGTGCCGGACGTGGTGCCGGTACCGGACGCCCCTCTCCGAGGGCGCGCGCAACGTTGTGGACCCAACGGATGACAGCCGGGTGGTTACCGGCCCCCGTAGCACTCAGCACCTTGCGCAGCTCGGCTACCTGTTCAGGGTTGGCCATGCCGGTCTGTGGATCGACCTTGCCGCCGAATTGCTCGATGATGCTGCCGCACTCGGCGAGCGTGGTTTCTATGCGATTGCCTCCGATCTCGGGATCCTCGGCGAACGCTTTCTTCCACTCGGTCTGCGTGCGGTTGAATACTTCCCACTGCTGATCAGCGACACGCTCTGCAGCGGTCTTGATCTCGGCAACGTGGAAGTCGATCAATTTCTGCCCGAGCTGCTGTGACGCCGCCGCGACCGCCGCTCGATCGCCTGACCTTGCGGCCAGTTCGAGGTCGACGGTGGAGGTGCCGAGCAGGTCGGTGAATTGACCCATCCGTTCCGGATCCGGGGCACCCATGGCCTCGGGCACGGTGAACGGATTGTAGGTCGGAGCCGGGGGTCTCTCGACCGGGGCTTCCGTTGGGACCGGGGCGGCGTCCTTGCCTTCCGCAGGCTTGGCATCAGCGGGCTTTTCAGGCGCTGGCTTGGCGTCGGCAGGCTTGGGTTCGGCCGGGGCCGGTGTATCCGGCTTGGCTGGTGGCTTGGCCAGCAGCGCATCCGGAATCTCACGAGGAGCTGGTGCAGGCGCCGCTGCAGGCGCGGCCGGAGCCGGCGCAGCTGGCGCGGGTGTCGGAGCTGGAGCCGGCGCTGCTTCGGCCGGAGCTGGCGCAGGAGCCGGTGCGGCCTCGGCGGGCGCAGGAGCTGGCGCAGGAGCAGCGTCAGCCGGCGCGGGCGTGGGCGCTGCGGGTGCTGGTGTAGTCGGGTCAGCCATATTGCCGTACTGCCTCGTCGTATCCAGGATCGCCGCGCTTGTAGGAGGCCTTCACCACGAGCCCGCCGGTTCCGCCCTTCGGAAATCGGCACAGCACGATGTGATTGCCCCAGCGATCGACATAGGGGACGCGGTCGGGGTCAAGGGTGACGCTCTCGAGCAATTTGAGCTTATCCATCGCGCGCGTTCCCTTCTTTGACCATCTCGATGTACTGCTGCGGCGCGGCCAGCTGAACTTCCTGCAGGAGCAGGTTGCCGACGTTGCGCTCGCCTTCTCGGTAAGCCGTTATATCAGAAGACCCGGGCACGAAGCTAGGCTCATAGATGTGGCAGGCGACGAGCTTGCGATACATCCAGGAGCGGCCCTCGCTGGTCAGCATGATCTTGCGAACGATGTCGGCATCGGCGCGCCGCTGACGGCCGGCGGCTCGCTTGGCCTTCTCAACCTGAACGGGATCGTTGGCGTCGAATGGCTTGCGTTCGAGTTCTTCGTCGGGCATGCCCGCTCCCGCTTGAGGATCTGGAACCCTACGTTCCGCGAGATCAGCACCAGTACCCGTTCCCAGTCGCGAACGCCGTCGAGCATCATGCGCCGGATCTCGTCGCGCGTGCGCAGGATCAGGCGGTCGAGCGCCTCGTCATCTCCCGGCGGGAACGGTGTCTTCGGCGCGTCATAGGGCCAGACTATCGGTGTCTTGCGGTCCACTCGGGGCTCCCGGTGGCGGCGCGGCAGGCTGCAGGCCCTTCACGCGGCATGTGACGACTTGCTCGCCAAGGTGCCCGATTGTGTCGGTCAGGTCAATGTCGCACCAGATTTGGTAACCGTGCCGGCGCGCCTTCTGACAGAACGAATAGTCTTCGCCGGTCATCCACTGCGTGGTGCGGAAATCATCCTTCGATGCGCGGTCGAGCCACTCTTCGAAGACACCCCATCCCTTCAGGCTGTCCACCACCTCCTTCGGCATGTCTTCGCTGAAGCTGTCGCTCATCATCGCGAAGAAGGCCTCGATGTTCGACATCGGCTTCGGCCGGTAGCGCTGCCGGTGATACTGCTCGTAATACCAGGGCCACGGCAGCTTGCGGTAGACGTCGGCCTTCACCAGCACGAAGCCGCCCGGCATGTAGTCGGCCTCGAACAAGCCGCCCTTCGACAGGTCGCGCGCCGGGCCCTTGAGGTGCCCGAGCGTCTCGTAGGGCTCGCGCCGCTTGTTGTAGAAGCAGCCGACGATGTCCTTGTTGTGATTGAGCAGCCGCAGCAGCGCATCCGGCGGATACTTCATGTCGGCATCGGTCCACATGATGTAGTCCGGATTGTACGGCAGCACGCCTTCCACGAGGCTGTTGCGCGCGTGCGATGGCATCGAGCCCTTGTGGTTCTGCAAATGCAGCTGCACGCCATTGGCCTGTGACACGCACGCCATCGCGGTCAGCGCCATGCTGGTGTCGGCCTCGATCGTCCGCATGCTCGGGACCACGAGCGCGACCCGGATTGGCCGCGGCGGCTGCCACCTGGATACCGGCTTCCCGTCGGGCCCGATGAGACCTGATGCGGCGGCTGCGCGTCGGTCGTGGCGGTTCATTGTGCCTGCCCGTGCAGCCGATCGCGCAGCGCGAAGCCCATGAGCGGCCAGAGCTGGCGGATCGCGTCTTCGTAGGCGAGCTTGCGGCCCAGTTCGAGAGTGTAGTTCTCCGGCGAGGCCGGCGCGCTCTTGCCGATGACAATAAAGCCGTTCGCCATCTTGAGCAGACAGATCGTCAGGATGCCGAAAGCTATGTCGTTGGGATGCCCAAGCGCATTCAGCGCATCGCCGGCCGTGAAGTAATGCTCGGCAGCAATATATTTCTTGATGTCATCGAGCGCCACGCGCGGCGCCTTGGCAACCGCTGCTGCGGCCTTGTCGGTTTCCTGCAGGCTCATTGCTTCCTCATCATGTTGCTGCTTGCGGCGTGCAAGCGGTTCATCCAGAACGCCAGTGCTCCGATCATCCCGACATCGTTGCCGAAGCCGGTGTGCTCCAGCCAGCGGCCGAAGCCCGGCACACGGCGATCCAGCTCCTCGACCAGCGGCGTGACGTATTGCAGCACCTCCTGCAGCCTGTCGAGCGAGCCGTAGTGCCGCAGGCTTTCCTCCTTGCCGCCGGCACGCGGGCCATTGGCCAGCACGGCCGACATGCGCCACGCCACGTCGAAGCCGAACAGCCTCGCCTCTGCCAGGATGCGTTCGCGGATGTTGTGGCTGGTGCCGGGGCTCATGGCCAGACCATCAACCCCAGGATCACATGACCATGGTGCAAGCCTTTCAGCGGGGGAATGCCACCGACGCCGACACCTTGCAGCACGTAGGTCACGAGGCGGCGCATCTGGCGCCCGGTAT